ATCACGAAGCCCACGCAAAGCGTGGGCAACAAAAAACCCCGCCGAAGCGGGGTTGGGTCGGGCCTCTCGGCCCGGGTCAGAGGATACGGGCCAAAATAGCCCGGGCCTTAGCCCGAAGCCGCTCGGCCCGGAGATCCCGGGGTTTCAATCGATATACAGGGTCAATCGTGTACACGTTACGGGAGAGTATGCGGCGGAAAGCCGCACGACCCGATTCTTCTTCCAACTCGACCGCCCGGTCGAACAAGGCTTGCGCATGCGCATGCAGGGCATGCGCTGTAGCGGTCGGGATAAACCGACCGCGATCGTCAAAAGTTCTGAAAATCATCATTATCATCCCCTTTCAGTTTGCCCGGGCCTAGGCCCGGGCGGGTTAATCGTTACTCGGTCCAGCCTTGCGCTTTACAGTACGCTAGGAATAGCGCGATCCGGGCTGGCTCAGACTGAATTGCCGTCACCGCAGCGGTGAATGCGTCGAGGTCTGTCGCTTTCCCGAGTTTGACCTCCAGTGTGCGGGCCTTGCGATCCACCTTGACCGTGCCGAGTGTCACAGCTTTGGACTTGGACTTGGGTCGACCCTTGGCCTTCTTCCCTTCTTCCTGAACTGCAGCAAGCTCGAAGGCCTTGGGATACCACGCGACCCCATGCACAAGGGCCTTGATGAGACCTGAGCGATACTGATACCGGGTCGGCTTACTGATAACTGCCGATTCGACAGCAGGCATGAACACCTCGGCGTCGATAACCTTGACAATGTCGCTTGACGCGAGACCCTCCGCCTTTGCGGTATCAATCGCAAAGTTGATCGCCTTGGTCCGGTCAGCGCTGACCCGGGCTTGCGTCTCGGCTATCAGGTCATAACCCTGCGAGAAGGTTTCGAGGGCAGCGGCGAGAGCATTGACCAGTTTGTTAGACGTATCCATGTGTGTAACTCCTGAGTTATGTGGCGCGTGATTGCGTCCACAGCCCAAACTCTACTCTGTTAAGTTCACCTTGTCAAGTCTGGACCCCACTTATAACGGTTATAACTGACCCCCACCGGACGGGGGGAACCCCTTTTGGCGCGATGGGACCCACGCGCCTATACACTGAGTGCGAAATCCACGCCCACCACATCCTCACCCAACATCACTAAGTTAACTCCATCCTCACCCAACTTCACTAAGTTAACTACGCCCAACCCCAATTCCTCCGCCGCTTCGCGGCTACGGCTAGGCGAGTTTGGTTAGCGTCTTTAGCGAAGTACCCCCCTCGTTCAAAGAACGAGCCCCTCAAAAATTTTTGCTAAATTTCCAACAACACAACTTAACACAGCCAACCCCTTGACACCGCCAGCGCACTATATAAACTATGTGCACCTCTTAGGAGTGCGTCTTACATGCAAGTAGTATCTATAGATACTGATGTCCCATTTGCGGACTACCCGCCTACATTTGAAGATCTGCAGGCGCGGATCAATGCTGCATTCAACAGCGTGGCTGAGATCTATGACGACGTGCCAGTAACGGATGTGGATGCCACCACAGCCCGTGGAGTGCTGTCTGGAACGATTAAGCCAACCGAAGTGGTTCTGTCCTCCCCGGGTACCGTTGTGCAGCTCAAGGCGATTCTGGACGAGTACGACAAGACGGTTGTGCAGTCTGCTCAGCAGATACGCACGTACGTAACTAATAAGCTCATTGAAGACAGCACCCACCCAGATCCTCGTGTGCGGCTCAAGTGTTATGAGATGCTGGGTAAGATCTCTGACGTGGGGTTGTTCACGGACAAGACTGAAGTGACGATGCGGCACAGGCCGACTGAAGAGCTGGAACAGCTACTGCGGGAGCGGCTGACTAAGACGATTGAGATGATTGAGGAGCCTCCGAAGCTGCCGACGGTAGAGGAGGTGCTGGGCGAATGAGCGCATTCACCCGTGAAGAAGCGGCGAAGCTGCTCTCAAATCTCAAGAACATGTCGACAAAGGACATGCTAGAGACGCTCACCCTGCTAGAAGAGATCGAGAAGCGCAAACGCATCGCTCTGTGCCAGAACGACTTCTTGGCCTTTATTGCGCATGTGGACACTCAATACAAGTTTGGGACCCACCTGAAACGCTTAGGCGGGCTGCTGATGCAGATCGAAGAAGGGGCTAAAGACAGGATTGCAGTGTCTATGCCACCTCGATTTGGTAAGTCGCAGATGATTTCCATCTACTTTCCGGCATGGTACTTGGGTCGGAACCCCGACCATAAGGTGATTTTGGCGTCTCACACGTCCGATTTGGCCGTCGATATGGCCCGAAAAGTGCGGAATTTGATGCAGTCCGACCTCTATAAAGAGGTTTTCCCGGGCGTAAACATCGCAGCCGACGCTAAAGCTGCTGGGAAATGGAACACTACCAAGGGCGGAGAGGTGTTTGCCATCGGTGTGGGGGGTGCTCTTGCTGGACGAGGTGCCCACCTTGCCATTGTTGACGATCCCTTATCGGAACAGGACCTCAAAGCAGGAAATACAGCCTCTCTAGACGTTGTGTATGAGTGGTTCCGTGCAGGTTTGCGGACTCGTTTAATGCCGGGAGGGCGCTTAGCCATACTCCATACAAGGTGGCACTTGCGGGATCTGATTGGGCGTCTGACAAAAGACGCCGCCATGAATCTAGATGCAGATCAGTACGAAATTTTTGAATTCCCGGCCATCCTCACCTCGCCTAACCCCAATTACGACCCAGACGACCCGGAATCTCACTCCGAAGTGCAGAAATCGCTTTGGCCGGAGCAGTGGTCGCTCGAATCGCTCCTTAGAACCAAGGCTTCCATGCCAGCATGGCAGTGGAACGCGCAGTATCAGCAGACGCCGACAGCCCAAGAAGCTGCAATCATCAAGAAAGATGACATTCGGTGGTGGACTCAGCAGGACCCTCCAGATGTAGATTACACAGTGCAGGCATGGGATACGGCCCTCACAACCAAGGAGCGGTCAGACTACTCTGTGTGCCAGACATGGGGCGTGTGGAAGAACGAGGACGGTGTAGATAACATCATCCTGCTAAACTGTGTTAGGGGGAAATATGAGTTCCCCGAGCTTAAACGTACTGCTCTGCAGCAAGTGAAGGACTGGAACCCAGACACAGTGATTATTGAGACTAAGGCGTCGGGCCAGCCGCTGGTCGATGAGATGCGGCGCTCAGGTATATATGTGCAGGAGTTCAGCCCGGGTAAGGGGCAGGATAAGATAGCGAGGGTGAATGCTATCAGCGATATGTTCACAAGTGGTCAGGTGTGGTTCCCTGAGACATGGTGGGCGTCAGAGGTGGTGGACGAGCTCTTGGCTTTTCCTGCGGGGGAGCACGACGATGCAGTGGACGCCTGCTCATTAGCTCTTATCAGGATTCGTAAGGGTGGCCTTTTACGGCTAGCCTCAGACAATGTGGATGATGACGATTACGTCGCGCCTCGGCGCGGCTACTACTAGGAGCCAGTATGGCAACGAACATGATTGAGAAAGGTCTCTATGCGGCTCCTGTGGGGCTCTCGGCTTTGGAGAATGAAGAACCTGCACTTGAGATCCAGATTGAGGATCCTGAGTCGGTCACCATCAGTGATGGTGGGATGGAGATCACTCTGATGCCGGACGAGGCCCTAGAAGAGATTCCATTCGATGCAAATCTGGCAGATCACCTGCCGGAGGACACACTCTCTACGCTTGCATCCGACTTGATGGGGTTGGTTGACGCTGACGTCACGGCTCGTAAGGACTGGGCGGACACATACGTCAAGGGCCTAGAAGTGCTGGGGTTCAAGTATGAGGAGCGGACTGATCCGTGGGAGGATGCCTGCGGGGTGTATTCGACAGTGTTGGCTGAGGCTGCGATACGGTTCCAAGCGGAGACCATGAGCGAGACGTTCCCGGCCCAAGGTCCAGTCAAGACCAAGATCATGGGGGCTATCGACCGAGTGAAGGAGCAGGCCGCTGCCCGGGTTCGTGCCGATATGAACTACCAGCTAACTGAACGCATGGTGGAGTATCGCAATGAGCACGAGCGGATGCTGTACAGCTTGGGGCTTGCGGGATCGGCGTTCAAGAAGGTCTACTACGACCCTCGGCTTGGGCGTCCGGTATCACTCTACATCCCTGCGGAAGATGTCATCGTGCCATACGGCACCAGCCACATCGAGACGGCTGAGCGCATCACGCACATCATGCGTAAGACCAAGAACGACATCCTGCACCTGCAGGCATCGGGGTTCTATCGGGATGTGGAGTTGGGTGAGCCGGTTGCCTTCTTCAGTGATATTGAGAAGAAGAAAGCAGAAGAGGGTGGGTATGAGCTTACTTCAGACGACCGGTACGCTATATATGAAGTCCACGTCCAGACAACCATCGACGGAATCGACGACGAGGACGACCTCCCCAAGCCATACGTAATCACTATTGATAAGGGCACGACCGAGGTCTTGGCCGTCCGGCGGAACTGGGACCCCACAGATACGCTGCAGCTTCCTCGCCAGCACTTCGTGCACTACGGTTACGTCCCGGGATTCGGGTTCTACTGCTTGGGACTGATCCACATCATCGGGGGTTACGCTCGGGCGGGGACATCCATCATCCGCCAGCTTGTGGACGCTGGCACTCTCTCAAACCTGCCGGGTGGCCTGAAAAGCCGTGGCCTCCGTATCAAGGGCGACGATACACCCATCGCGCCGGGTGAGTTCAGGGATGTAGACGTGCCGTCAGGCTCGGTCAAAGACAACATCATGACGCTCCCATACAAGGAGCCCTCCCAAGTTCTAGCAGCCCTGCTTGAGAAGATTACGGCTGAGGCCCGCAGGCTGGGTGCTATCAGTGACATGAACATCTCCGACATGAGTGCTAATGCACCGGTTGGAACAACTCTCGCTTTGCTCGAACGCACACTCAAGCCCATGGCTGCAGTACAGGCCCGGGTGCACTTTGCTATGAAGCAGGAGTTCAAGCTCCTGAAGGCGCTGATCGCTGAGTACGCCGACGAGCCATATGACTACATCCCGGAAGGGGTAGACCGGAGAGCCCGGTCTGAGGACTATGCGCTGGTTGAAGTGATACCGGTTAGCGACCCGAACGCCTCGACTATGGCTCAGCGGGTGGTGCAGTACCAAGCTGCATTCCAGATGGCGCAGTCTGCGCCTCAGATCTATGACTTGCCGTTCCTCCACAGGCAGATGCTGGAGACCTTGGGCATCAAGCAGGCGGAGAAGATCGTCCCGCTGGCAGAGGATCAGAAGCCCCGTGACCCGGTGAGCGAGAATATGGGAGCGCTGACGGGCAAGCCCCTGAAGGCATTCATCTACCAAGACCAC